CGAACACGGCTCTACTCGTCTATCCCTTGACCTAGACGGCTGGGAGTGGTTTTGGTTATTCCTTGCAATCACTTTCACTGGATCTCTCTACATCTTCCTCAATTGAATTCATGAATTCGTCGAACCAGTCATCATCATCCCATGATGGTTCCATCTCTCTACGACACCATCTACATATCTTAATTTGAAAAGATAGATCTAGTTCGAGAACGGTTTCACAATCTTTGACTGAACACTTCACTTCCTCACCCATCCCATTCCAGATGGATCATCACATGGTCTGCCGCGAATTTTGTTCAAACAACAACACGCGATACAGTGGCGATTCCATAATTTAGTTTGATGCTGAATCATACATCTGGATTTCAAGCCCGCGCGCTTTCGTCGACAACCATCGCAGTAGAAAGTATTCATCATTTAACCCCCTTCAATCTAGTTTGTGCTTCATCAATGAGGCAATAGGCACAATCCTGACCTTCTTTCTTCCTTTCTTTGCATACAACACAAAGAACCCAGACAGTTTTCTTCTTCTGGAGAGTCTGTTGCAGGTCAGATAGAATCAATTGGTTGATGTAATGGCTCCTTTTACCCATCATCTGGGCTAAATGTTGGGCGCATTCAAAGTCAATCGTCACTGTTATTGCCGTTTTCATAACCTATCCGAAACCGTTTCTAGTTATAAATAATACTATTATGCCAAAAAGAAGGGCGGAATCTGCGATTCCAGTGGAATTAGTGGGAAAAGAGGTGTAGTCAAGTGCAATTCGGCGGGCGACAGTGGTACTGGCGACCGTGAACTTGACTAAAAGTCTGATGCCGCTTCGCTCAAAGGATGGTTCAGTTTACTATTTACACCATCACCCCTTCCGCCCATCATGGCAACTGCAAAGACTGGAACCTTTTACCTAACCGAATCTGTACCTTTAGCCGGTGGAACTGGCGCTGGTGGGCGTGCAATGGGCACCATTGATCTATCAGCATATGTGAATGTCCCGACTGGTCAGGCAATAGCAATTGACTCAGTTGATTTCATTTGGCAAATTGGCGGGGACTATGGGACCGATGTTGAATCAATGGTCACAGCAAATGGCGCTTTATCTTGCCAATTAACCGACTTGAACCCTGCCACATTATTTGTTCGAGCAGATAGCAACACTCTAATTGCATCAGGTTCTCTGAACATTGACCAGTCAAACAACATTGCTAGTCATACGGCTGACTTGTACCCCGATAATTTCGGCCCTACTTCCTTGGCTGAATCCTTCATGGTTGTCAATGATACTCTTTACCTAACCGTGGGCAATGATGGGGCCGCCACTGGTGCCACAGAAATGAATTGTACTGCAAGGATTCGATGCAGAGTAGTAAAATTATCAACTAAAGACTGGATGGCCATCGCGATCCAGAGTACTGCCGAGAGTTGATCCAATGGCTAACTTCTGCGCTCATTGCGGAACCGCTACGTCCGCATCTCATTCCCACACATCAAAAGCATCTGCACCTAAGAAAAAGCCCAAGCGCAAACCATCTGCCTACAACAAAGCCTACTCAAAAGCCTTCAAGAAAATAGCACCACGCTTCAAAAAGAAGGGTGGCGGCTGGAAGAAGGACGGTTTCAAGCGAGCAGGCGCAGCAGCAAGGAAGGCGATTAAATGAGTAACGAACCTTTTGAAATAAAAAAGACCATCGATGGTGCCCATTTTATTTATGATCAAGCATCTAATAGTTGGAGTGTTTACCCTGATACCGTCCTTTATACTGGTGCTAATTGGGAGGTTCTTAGCCCTTCCGAGTTTCTCTCTAGAGAAATTCTTGACATTAGCGGCTTAGCCAAACAAGAACTAACCTTATTCTTTGCCAGCCAAGGCCTTCAGAGGTCATTTCTCTATTCAACAACGGTTGTTCCCAGTCCTGCAGGAGGTGGAGGATGTATTGACGTATTCATTGTTAGTGATGTTCCACTAGGTGATGCTACTGGCTCAACACCTCTATCAATAACGGCCGGCTTCAGTAAATCCCCCGATGATTACATCAATACTAAATTCGCCCAAGGGCTAGTGATGATACAATCAACTACTACTCCATTGAGTATGATGCAGAGTGACCAATGGGACTTTGGAAGTGGTGAACCAACTGCTTCGGATAAACTCTATCTGTATAGATGGGTTACTATGCTCGCCAATGCTGGTGTTGCCCTCAATAATGACCTCATTGCTGTGCCTGACCAGCGTTATGTCGCAACTGGCATCGTCACTAAAGAACCAGAGCTCATTCATGTTAATCGACTGAGGTTGTCATATGAGCAACAACAGAGATGATGTGAATGGTCTATCCCCTAGCCTACCTTATTCGCTTCCCATTTCTGCCTCGATACTCTGTTGACTGGTTTGGTGGTATAACAGAATATACTCGTATTGAGTGGAAGAAGACCCTAGCACATCCCGCCTCCACTGGTGGCCAAGTTGCAGTTTCAACCGGAGCAAACCTTCTTCTTCATTCATTCCAAATTGGTTTGGGGATGTCTCCCTACCTCTATATGGCAGACTTGGCTTCTAAAGCCGATAAAGCCAAGAATGTTCTTCAGATGTATAATATGAAAACCTTCGCGAAGATGCAATACTATCTTGATTTAGATAAGTTGGCCTCGAAGTGGTTTCTCGGATCAGGACTTCCTTCGAAGACTCAAGCCAAGGCGGCTGCGAAGTCAATTAAATTTGCTTCTAGAGCCGTTCCTATTATTGGTGCGATTGCATTGGCACATGATTTATACGATATCGTATTCAATCGTTCATTCTGGGGAATCAAATTTGGTAATCCAACCCCCGGCATGAAGTGGTGGACATGAAATCAGAAGACGACGACGAAGAACCCCCATCAACGCCAGATATAGTTCTCGAACACGGCTCTACTCGTCTATCCCTTGACCTAGACGGCTGGGAGTGGTTTTGGTTATTCCTTGCAATCACTTTCACTGGATCTCTCTACATCTTCCTCAATTGAATTCATGAATTCGTCGAACCAGTCATCATCATCCCATG